AACTTAAAGATCACAATTCGTCATGGAACAGTAATAAGGATTGAAAATGTAAAAGGTGATCCTGAACCTTGGGACTTTCCAAAAAAGAGATACATAGAATTAAACAAGCTACTTGGCATTAAGGATTGTAAGTTTAGTAGCAAGTCTCATTATAGGCATTTTAAGAATAAAAATAAAATATAAACAAAAAAGAAAGAGGTTGATTATTTAAATGGCAGAAAATAAAACAGTACTACGTGAAGCATCAAATGTTGTAACTATTGAGGGAACACTGGCTGAGGTTAAACACACTGAATGGAAAAGTGGCAAAGGGCTAAATATTGAACTAGATATTGAAGTTGCACCAAATGAAGTGCATACAGTAAAAGGCTTTTCAAAATATAAGAAAGCTGATGGCACAGATAATGCTATTGCAAAAGGTTATCAAACCATTATCAGTGAATATAAGTCCATTGCAGAACATGGGAGAGATGAAGCTGACAAAGTGAGAATTACCCAAGGAAAGATTGGATTGAATGAATATTACTCTCAAGGGATTTTAAAGGCGTATCCACAGTTAACGACTAACTTTGTAAATAGACTGGACGCCAATGAAGAATTCAATCCAAGAGCAGAATTTGATGTTGAGCTGTTTGTAAAGAATGTAACCGAAGAAAAAGTAAAAGGTGAAGAAACGGGCAGAGTTAATTTAAATGGTTATATTCCTTTATATGGTGGGAAAGTAATTCCGTTTGAATTTGTAGTTACAAAAGAAGGATCTCAATACGTTGAAAATAATTATGAAAAAGGGTCTACGGTTAACGTTTTTGGAAAAATTATTAACTTTAAAGAGCAAAAAGTAACGACCAAAACAGCAGCATTTGGCGAAGACAAGAAAGAAATCACTACTAATTCGAAAAGAGAGTACCTAATTACAGGTGGCAATGATCCATATGACGAGGATAGCAAGCATGCTTTTAATGCAGATGCAATTAAAAAAGCGTTGACTGAAAGAGAGATCTACCTAGATGGGCTTAAGAATGAAAGCAGCAATGAGAATAATAAAAAGTCTGGGTTTGGCGGAAGCGCTCCTAATAACAAGCCTTCAAAGCCTGTTGAAATTTCAGATGATGACCTCCCTTTTTAATAGATAAAAATAAAATCTATTAACTTAAGATACATATCTGGGGTGGGCTTCGACTCACCCATCAAATTCAAAAATAAAGGAGAGCTTAAATGACAATCGATATTTTCAACCCTCAAATTTCTGTAGTAGCAAAAGGAACAGAAGGAAAAGTTATAACAGTCTATGGGCCGAATAATCTAGGTAAGACAAGACAGAGCACAAGAATGAAAAAACCCTTATATCTCCCATTCGAAAAAGGATTGAATGCCATTGCTGGTGTTCCATTCATGCCTGTCAATAGTTGGGCTGATTTTAAAAAGGTAAACAAGCAGTTAAACAAAAATGCTGAAAAGGCCAAAGAAAGGTATCAGTCAATCATTGTTGATGAAGTAGACGCATTCGCTAAATATGCAACAAGATATGTTTGTGAACAATATGATGTTGAACGGATTAAAGACGGAAATGACGGTTATGGACTTTGGAAAGAGTATGAAACTGAAGTATGGGAAGAAATTAACAAACTAATCAGTGTCGGATTTACCGTTATTTTTATAGCTCATGCTGCAGAAGACAAAAAAGGGAAGGTACAACCAAAAGGAGATAAGCGAGTTTTAGCTCCAGTACTTGATAACAGTGATATTGTCCTCTATCTAACTTCTAATGGAGTTGATGAAGATGGAAAGGTTATTAAATCAAGCGCCTGGCTGGCTGAAACAGATGAGTATTTCGCTCGAAGCCGATTCGATTACATTGACACATACATTCCTGAATTCACTGCGGAGAACCTGGAGAAGGCCATTATTGAGGCAGTTGAAAGACAGGAAGAAGCAGAAGGTATTGTTGCCGTTACATATGAAGAGCAAAAACAAAACAATGCTTCAGAAGAGCTTGATTACGACTCATTGATGGAGCAAATCAAAGAAGTTGGAATTAAGCTCAATGGAGAAGGACGGCTGGAAGAGGTTAATGAGATTACAGAGAAGCACTTAGGCAAGGGAGTAAAAGTGACTGAATGCAGCCGCAAACAAGTAAACGTTATGTCTGTAATTTTGGATGACCTAAAAGATCTTCTATCTAAATAAACTGGGGGGATTATTCCCTCCTCCTTAATAGGGGTGATTATTTGGGAAGACAAGTCAAATGTCCATATTGTGAGACAAAATTAGATAAAGATTTAGCGATTTCTTATAAAAAAAGATACTACCATGAACAGTGCTTCAACACATGGAGACAAGAGGCAGACCATCGAAAAGAGTTACTTCAATACATATGCAACTTATATGGTCTTGCATCTCCGACAGGTATGATGCTAAAACAGATCAAAGAATTTCAAGAGGATTATGGTTATAAGCTAAAAGGAATCGAGCTTGCGCTTAAGTACTTTTATGAAACACTGGAGAATCATCCAAGAGAAGGTGACGGCATTGGAATCGTCCCTTTTGTATATGACGAGGCCAAGCGACATTACATTAAACAAAAGGCAATCCAAAAATCAGCTGAAGACCCTAAAAATCACAAAAGAGAAGAAATCACGTTAATTATAAAAAAGGGATTGCCAGAGAAAAGGGGACTTCTTGACATCTCAACATTATAGGAAGGAGAGTCCATTTGCTACAAGACAAAAAAGCAATTATACAAGTGTTGGGGAGCATATTAAAGGAACCCTCGCTCTTATCTGAAAGTAACGGATACAACCTATCAAAGGCCGACTTTCCCGAAAGATTTCATTCAATTCTCTTTGCTGCAATGTGTAACTTATTTAATCAAGGCACAGAGATTATAAATGAAGTGGAGATTGATGGATATCTAAAAAACTATGGAATTCAGTATAAAGTTTTCAATGACAATGACGGTATAAATTATATTCATACAATACAGAATTTGGCCGAAGTCGAAAACTTTGAGTTTTATTATAACCGTTTAAAAAAGTTTAGTTTAATCAGGGAAATGCATGGACTAGGGTTTGACGTTAGAGAGATATACGATCATACAATAATTGATCCTAGAGAGCAAGAGGCTATGCAGGAACGTTTTGATAAGAAGTCAATAGAAGAAATACTTTCACATTACGAAATGAAGATTATTGAAGTAAAAGATAAATTCAAAACAAACAGTCAAAGCAAGGGTATTCAGGCTGGAGAGGGTGTTCATCAGTTTTTAGATAGGTTAAAGCTCTCACCGGATATTGGAGTACCTTTGAACAGTGAAATTCAAACTTCGATTTTTAGGGGATCTCGAAGGAAAAAGTTCTATTTGAGATCGGGTACTACTGGAGGAGGTAAGACAAGAAACATGGTTGCAGATGCCTGCTTCTTAGGCGCAACTCAAATCTATAATATCAAAGATAAACAATGGGAAGATAACCTTTTTAGAGAGAACGCATCTGTAATTTCAACGGAAATGGTACCTGAGGAACTGCAAAGTATAGCAATAGCATATATCTCAGGTGTACCAGAAGAGAAGATACTTCGAAATTCCGCTACAAAGTCTGAAGAAGAAAGAATTAGAAAGGCGGCAGATATATTAGAGGAATCACCTATTTGGTTTGAACATTTGCCGGATTTCAATATCAAAGAAATAGAAGAGACTATTGAGAAGAACGTTAGAAAACACAATGTCGGGTATATTTATTTTGATTATATCCATTCCTCTGTAACCATTTTTTCAGAAATGAGTAGAAACAGTGGAATAAGCTTAAGAGAAGACCAAATTTTACTGCTCATGGCCGATAAGTTAAAGGCCTTATGTAATAAATATGATGTTTTTATGATGAGTGCAACGCAGCTGAACGGTGAATGGAAGGACGCTTGGCTAAAAGGTCTGCAAATTGATGCTAATTATTTAAGAGGAAGTAAGGCTATTGCAGATAAAACTGACGTAGCGATGATCATTCTTCCATTAAGCAAAAAAGAGAAGGAAGCTGCTGCAGACATAATGAAAAATGGCTTTGGGCACAAGACACCTAACTTTGTTGTACATGTATTTAAGAATCGTGGGAATAAGCATGATAAGCTGAAGATTTTTACATACATAAACATGGATATCATGAGAACGGAAGATTGTTTCACAACAAATATTGATAACGAATTAATTACAGTTGAAAAATTGAATATTAAAGCAGGATAAGGGGTGTAGCACCCTTTGAAATATGATAAGGACAGAATAAAAGAAAGTCTTACGCTTGAGGATATACATAAAATATTAAAAGAATTGGGTAGCGAAAATAATAAATGGGATCAACAAGGAAACCCAATATACAGAACCGTTTGCCATAACGCTTCTGGTGGAAGCTACAAACTGTATTATTACCACGAAGCAAAGCAATTTCATTGCTATACAGAATGTGGAGACACATTCGATGTCTTTGAGCTTGTAATACGAGCAAAAAGACAAAAAGGGATCAATATACCTTTCAATCAAGCCATTGAGTATGTTGCAAGACTA